CTGGTAATATGCAGGGTAATAACGGTTATTTTGATAGTGATGGAAATAATATTTCAGAAAACATTGAGGGTTATCAGGAAGAAATAGGGGGTCAAGGCGCTCCTGGTGGAATGGACATAGAGTATAACCCTTGTCAGCCTGGCTTTGAATTAGATCCAAATACAAATACTTGTGTTCCTATTGATGTTGTTGGCGGAGGTGGCGGTTCTTCTGGGCCGATTGATTTAAACCCAATTATTAGACCAGTAACACCACCTGTAACATCTCCAGGAGTGCCGACACCTACACCAGTTTCAAGTCCTACTTTAGTAACGCCAAAACAATTTAATATGGGCGGCGCAACTTCAGGTTCTAACTTAGATGGTGCAATTGGTAGGTTACTAAGCTCAATGTCATGAATGAAATTAACAAGTTTACAGATTTTTTAACGGATGAGGAACTTGCTAAAGTAGCGCCTATGTTAGATCGTTTAACGACGTTGGATGATAGGGCTGAAAAACAAAAAGATTTCATGGCTTTTGTAAATCATGTGTGGCCCCAGTTTATTGAGGGGCGTCATCACAAGGTTTATGCTGAGAAACTCCAAGCTGTGGCTGATGGTAAGATAAAAAGGCTTATTATTAATATGCCGCCACGTCATACTAAGAGCGAATTTGCCTCTTATTTGTTTCCAACATGGCTTATGGGCCGAGATCCTACTAAGAAAATCATTCAAGCAACGCACACGGCTGAATTAGCTGTTGGTTTTGGTCGAAAAGTAAAGAATTTGATTGATAGCGAGGATTTTAGGGATATTTTTCCTGATGTTAAGCTTGCAACAGATGCAAAAGCCTCTGGTCGATGGAGTACCAACGCTGGTGGTGAGTATTATGCGGTTGGTGTGGGCGGTGCTTTGGCTGGCCGTGGTGCTGATTTGGCTATTATTGATGATCCTGTGTCTGAGCAAGACGCTTTAAGTGCTACTGCACTGGATAATATCTATGAATGGTACACTTCTGGTCCAAGACAGCGTTTACAGCCAGGCGGTGCGATTATTATTGTTATGACTAGGTGGTCTATTAGGGATCTAACGGCTAAAGTTTTAAAAAGACAGAGCGAAAAAGGTGCTGATCAGTGGGATATAGTTGAATTCCCTGCTATTATGCCTTCTGGGAAGTCTTTATGGCCTGAATACTGGGCTTTAGAGGAGCTTGAGAGCGTAAAAGCGTCTATTCCTGTTGCTAAGTGGAATGCTCAGTATATGCAGAACCCTACTGCTGAAGAGGGTGCAATCATTAAAAGAGAGTGGTGGCAGCAGTGGAATAAGGACGATCCGCCCCCTTGTAGCTATATTATTCAAAGTTATGACACAGCGTTTAGTAAAAGTGACCGCGCTGACTATTCTGCTGTTACAACTTGGGGTATTTTTACTGAGCCAGAGACAAATGAAGACCATATCATGCTTTTAGACGCTGTTAAGGGTCGTTGGGAGTTTCCACAGCTAAAACAGGAAGCAAATGATCTTTACAAGTTATATGATCCTGATATGGTTTTAATAGAGCAAAAGGGGTCTGGTATGCCTTTAACGCAAGAATTGCGTCGTATTGGCATTCCTGTTACGCCCTTTACTCCGAGCCGTGGTGCAGACAAATTTACTAGGATGCACTCTTGCGCTCCTGTGTTTGAAAGTGGAATGGTTTGGTGTCCCGATACAATTTTTGCTGATGAAGTTATGGAAGAATGTGCTTCTTTTCCCAATGGTGAACATGATGACTTGGCAGATTCGATGACACAGGCTATACTAAGATTTAGACAAGGTGGTTTTATTACGACGCCCACCGATTATGACGACGACGATGAGTATGCTTATAACAAACGTAAAGAGTATTATTAAAGGAGAATAAAATGCCAAATGTTGGAGGAAAGAAGTTTCCATATACGCCAGAAGGTATGATGGCTGCTAAACGATCTGCTGTCGGTATGGAAAAAGGCGGAAGTCCAGAAGCACAGTCTTTCATCAAATCGAGGATAGGAGATAAAATAAAAAATCTTGCTGGAGTGGCCATTCCTGGCGGATCAGGTGCGTTATCTGCAGCGATTAAAAGCGCAAAAAAAGCTATGCCAAACCAAGAAGGAGCAGCTGAAAGCCAAATGATTCTGAAGCTCATACAAAGGATGGCACAGGAAGAAGCTGAAACAGGTGCTGTTAAAAGAGGAAACATGGTAGCTGCAATGGAAGCTGATGAATCTGGTATGTCTGATCGTGATATGGATTTAATTAATCAAGCTTTAGGCAGAGGCGTTACAAAGTCTGTTAGACCAACAGCTAGAGGCATGATGTATGGCGGCGAAGCTATGAAATATGGTGATGGCGGCAAAGCTACCAAAAGAAAAGTTCAAAAGTATAAAGGCGGCGGTTGTGTTATGGCTGGTCGTGGAATGAAAAACACTAAAATGAGCTAGGAGAAGAGTTATGAAAAAAGATAGCGGTATGGTTAAAACACCTAATACGCCTACAAATGGCAACAGTCAAAATAAAATGGGTGTAATGACTCAATCTTATGAGAAAATGAAAAAAGCTCCAATAACAGGCGGAACTGGTGCGGGTAAATCTCGTGGTGGTGGAGCTGCGTTGCGTGGAACTAGATTTTCTGGCGTAAAATAATACTTGAAAAGGATTTTTAATGTTTCAAGTTTCGAGGTTGAGGTGGGGTAAAATAACTATGATTGGTTACCTCCCTACAGTCATAGTTGGCGGATACAATTTCACCTCAACACCTATATAGGAGATTTAAATGGCTATTGAAGATGATATGGGACCAGGTGGCATACCTGAATTGCCTGTAATACCACAACAGCAAGTTCCTGTTGAAATGACAGAAATGCCTGTTGAACCAGGTGTTTTTGAATTTAATGATGGAAGTGCTGTTATTGGTGATTATGAATCTCCAGATGAAGTAGCCCCAGAAATACCATTTGATGGTAACTTAGCTGAAGTTATGGAAGAAAGCGCTCTTGGAAGAATTTCTTCAGATCTTGTTGGATCTATTTTAGATGATTTATCCTCAAGGCAAGACTGGGAAGATACTTACAAAAAAGGTATTGAATTTTTAGGGATGCAAACAGAAGACAGAACAGAACCTTTTGCGGGTGCTTCTGGCGTTATACATCCATTATTAGCTGAATCAGTTACACAGTTTCAAGCGCAAGCTTACCGTGAATTGCTTCCAGCGTCCGGTCCAGTTCGAGCGCAAGTTATTGGAGCGCAGAGCGAAATGCTTGTTAAGCAAGCAGAGCGTGTTAAAGATTACATGAACTACATGATTACTTACGAAATGGAAGAATATGATCCTGAGTTAGATCAGATGCTTTTCTATCTTCCTGTTATTGGCTCTACATTTAAAAAAGTTTACTTTGATCCGTTAAAACAACGTGCAGTAAGTAAGTTTATTCATGCTGAAGATCTTATTGTTCCTTATGGAGCGACAGATCTAGCGTCTTCTCCTCGTATTACACATAGAATATCTATGGATTCAAATGAGGTTAGAAAGCTGCAATTAGCTGGATTCTACAGCGATATTGAAATACCTGAAGATGGTTACGGTGGTTCAGATTCAGATGAAGTTACTGAATCAATTGATGATGTTCAAGGCGTACATCCTTCTAACGCATCTCGTGATTTAACTTTATACGAAGTTCATACGTCTTTGGATTTAGAAGGTTTTGAAGATGTTGGTATGGATTTGGAGCAAACAGGACTAAAACTTCCTTACATTGTAACAATCCTTGAAGATAACAATGAAATACTGAGCATTAGACGTAATTATGATGAAATAGAACCTATGAAGCGTCAGAAGCAATATTTCGTTCATTATAAGTTTTTACCGGGCCTTGGCTTTTATGGCCTTGGCTTAACACATATGATTGGCGGCCTAGCTCAAGCTTCTACTTCTATTCTTCGTCAGCTTATTGACGCTGGTACATTAGCTAACTTACCAGCAGGTTTTAAAGCGCGTGGCGCTCGTATTAGAAACGATGACGAGCCGTTGCAGCCAGGAGAGTTTAGAGACATTGATGTAGTGGGTGGAGACCTTCGTGGTTCTCTTATGCCATTGCCGTTTAAGGAGCCGTCAGGCACTCTTTACAATCTTCTAGGTACTCTTGTTGATGCTGGCCGTAGATTTGCTTCTATGGCTGATTTAAAAATTGGTGAGATGGGTGGAGAAACACCTGTTGGCACAACTATGGCTATTATGGAACGCGGCACAAAAGTTATGTCTGCAATTCATAAAAGATTGCATTACTCACAAAAGATTGAATTTAAATTACTAGCTAGAATATTTGGTGAAGGCTTGCAGCCTTATCCTTATGCACCATCTATGGAAGTAGGCCCAGAAATTAAAGCAGAAGACTTTGATAGACGTGTAGATGTTTTACCAGCTAGTGATCCTAATATATTCTCTATGTCACAAAGAATTGCGTTGGCTCAAAGTGAATTGCAGTTGGTTCAGTCTAATCCAGAAATACACGGTGGACCACAAGGTTTATATCAAGCGTATAGAAAAATGTATGAAGCTTTAGGCGTTACAAATATTGAGGCAATACTACCACCTCCGCCTCCCCCACCACCACCTATTAACGCTGCAAAAGAAAACCAGAATGCTCTTATGGGACAGCCATTGCAAGCTTTTCCTGAGCAAGACCATCAAGCACATATAGAAACACACTTAGCTGTGATGTCTACTTCTGCGATGCAGATGAATCAAAATGCAATTATAATTTTGCAAGGGCATATACAAGAACACATTGGTCTTATGTCAGAGGCGCAAGCTCAAACACAAGTTATGCAAGGAATTCCACCTGAGATACAGCAAGATCCACAGCAAATGGAAATGATGATGCAACAAATCAAACCACAAATTGATAAGATTGCAGCACAGATTATTGCAGATACCACAGAGCAATTAGCTCAAGCCGTAACTCCGCCACCTCAAGAAGATCCTCTGGTGGCAATCAGGCAACAAGAATTGCAAATAAAAGCAAGTGATTTGCAACGTAAAGAGTCTGAGTTTGAAGCAAGGCAAGAGTTAGAGAAAGAAAAAGAACGCAATGATACTCTTATTTCCCAACAGCGCATTGATGTTTCAGAAGAGGCGTTGAAGGATAAAACTAGAATTGCAGAAGATCGTATTCAAACTCAAAGAGACATTGCTGAATTTAAATCTACACAAAAAGGAATGAATTAATGGGTTCTGTAAGAGATAAAATTATTGCACAAATAAGAGCAGCAAAAAGAGGTGTTGAAAATGCCGTTGAAAAAGGGGTCGAGTCAGCAAACGATACAATCCAACGTGTCAAAGTTAATGTCGGAGGGTTATCCTCAGAAGCAAGCAGTAGCGATAGCGTTGAGCCAAAGCAAGAAATCAAAAAAGAAGACACCAAGCCCAAAGCGAAAAAAAGTATTAAAAAAAGCACAGGGCGGAGCAATAAAAAAGTTTAGCCCAATATCAAGACCCCAGAGATTTCAACGTAATTTGTAATTTCGTGGTAATATGACTTGTATTTCCCTAAAGTTCCTATATTTTGTTTTTAGGAGGTACTATGGAGGCTATAAGTTTAGCAGACTATCTACTAAAAAGTATTCGTGAGCGCGATGGTAGATTGAAAGATAAGCTTGCGGACAATTCGATTAAATCTTTTGAAGAATATCGGTACGTTGTGGGCGAAGTACGCGGAATGGCCTACGTTGAAGACGAAATTAAAACCGCGATGAAAGGTATAGAACTTGACGATGACTACTAAAAAATTATTCGTCCCGGAACACGTTGCAAGAGCAGCGGTAAAAGACAAAGGACTTTCTTCAGAACTACCAAAGGCTTTAGAAACAGCATTTGGTAAAAAAAAAGAAGAAGAAGAAAACAAAAATGAAAATGATCCCTCTAGCTTAGAACCATCAGCCCTGGAAAGACTTCCACAGCCTACTGGTTATAGAATTCTGATCATTCCTTACTATCCTAGCGAAAAAACAAAAGGTGGAATTATCGTTCCCGACTCTATTAGGGAAAAAGAAAGTTTCGCAACAGTATCTGCTTATGTTGTTAAATTAGGACCTGACGCTTACAAAGACTCCCAAAAGTTCCCAAGTGGGGACTGGTGTTCTGAAAAGTCATGGGTTCTTATAGGAAGATATAGTGGAAATAGGTTCAAAGTGGACGGACTTGAGGTTCGTATCATAAATGACGATAATATTATCGCAACAATACTTGACCCTACAGACATTTCGTATGTATAAAGAACAGGAGAACAGGAAAAATGATTATGAATGAAGATGTTCGTGAAGACGAAATCGAAGAAGATGGATCTTCTATTGTTGAAATAGAAGAAGAAACAAGCTCAGATGAGATTGAAGTATCTTCTACAGAAAAAAAAGAAACCCGAACAAATGTTCGTGAAAATTCTAAATCTTCAGAAGGAGATGAGGAACTATCTTCTTTTACTGATGGCGTTCAACGCCGAATAAATCAATTAACAGCTAAACGTAAGCAAGCTTCAGAAGAAGCTCAGGCCGCTTATCAATACGCCCAACAAAAAGAAGCAGAAAATCAAAAATTAAAACAAAGGTTGGGGCAGTTAGATAAAGGCTATATGAGCGAGTACGAAGGTCGTATCGTTTCTCAAGAAACCCAAGTAAAACGTGCTTATGCAGACGCGCATGAGTCTGGGGATGTTGAGAAAATGGCAGAAGCTCAATCTGCTATTTCTCAGATAGCGATTGAAAAAGAAAGATTGAGAATTCAAAAAGCGCGTGCTGCTACAAATCAGCAAGCGGCTCAAGTCCAACAGCAGCAACGACAGGCTCAAGCACAACAACCTCAACAGGCACCTGCAAATCAAGCGCAAGAAGATCCAAAGCTTAAGCAATGGTTGTCTAAAAATGAATGGTTTGGAAAAGATCGTGTTTTGACTCGTGCTGCTCAAGCAATACATGAACAATTAGTTTTAGAAGAAGCATTTGATCCGTCAAGCCAAGAATATTATTCTGAGATTGACAAAAGATTGCGTGTTGAAATTCCAAATAAATTTACAAAGGATGATAAGAAGAACGCTCAAGTTATCACTCCTTCGTCTGGAAACGGACGGTCATTAAAAAGTGGGCGGAAAAAATCGGTTGAATTAACACCGGGGCAAGTTTCATTTGCCAAGAAGATGAGAATTCCTCTTGAAACATATGCAAAAGAAGTAGCTAAATTAGAAAATCGGAGAGATTAAATGGTAGACAGGACATCACGCGAAACAACAACGCGGGAGAGCGTAGAACGCCCTCAAACATGGCGACCAGGTTCAGCATTAGAAGCTCCGGAACCTCCTATTGGATTTAAACATAGGTGGATACGCGAATCCGTAATGGAATTCGACGATAAAACTAACGTTCATAAAAAACGGCAAGAAGGATGGGAACTCGTTCGCGCAGAGGAATACCCAGATTATGTAGGGCCAACAGTAGATGAGGGAAGAAACGCTGGCATTATTGGTGTCGGTGGTCTTGTTCTCGCTCGTATCCCCGTCGAATTGGCAGAGCAGCGGAATAGACATTATCAAGGTGTCTCACAAAATCAAATGGACGCAGTAGATCGTGATTGGATGCGTGAAAACAATCCAGCCATGCCTAAACTAAATCCACAACGTAAATCCTCTGTAAGCTTCGGCTCAGTCCGAAATACAGCAAAGAACTCTGAAGGAGAGTAAAAATGGCAAATCAAGACGCTGCCTTTGGTTTACGTCCAATTGGTCGAATAGGGGGAACCCCGTTCACTGGAGGACAAAACCGATACAGAATCGCCAATAACTATGATACATCTATTTTTCAAGGTGACATGGTAGCCCAAGTTACTGGAGGCGGTGTAGAAATACATGCTGACGGTGGAACTATACCTATTGTTGGTGTTTTTAACGGTTGCACTTACACAGATCCTACATCTGGTAAGGTAACATTTAGTAACTTTTACCCATCAAGCACTGCTGCTGCTGATATTATTGCTTTTATCATTGATGACCCTATGGTTGTTTTTGAAATTCAAGCAGATGCAGCATTTCCAATTGCAGATTTGTTGGGTAATTTTGATGTCGTATATACAAGTGCTGGAAGTACCGCAACAGGTATAGCTGGTGCTGAATTGAAAGTGACTGATGGAGGAACAGCAACTACGCTACCTCTAAAAGCCATTGATATTTCTCAAGATCCTGAGAATAGCGACGTAGCCACAGCTAACACTAACGTGAAAGTTGTTATCGGTAACCATATATTCGGCGTCAAGGGCGCTGGGTTAGCATAAGGAGATTGAGTTATGGCTATATCACGTTCACAACTCGTTAAAGAGCTAGAGCCGGGCCTCAATGCCTTGTTCGGAATGGAGTACGCTCGTTATGAAGGCGAACACGCTGAAATCTTTGATACAGAATCCTCGGATCGAGCTTTCGAAGAAGAAGTGATGTTGGTTGGATTTGGCAACGCTCCAACAAAAACTGAGGGAGCTGGAGTCGATTTTGATGACGCTAACGAAGCATATACTGCTCGTTATTCGCATGAAACCGTCGCTTTGGCTTTTGCATTAACTGAAGAAGCAATCGAAGATAATCTATATGATCGTCTTGGTGCGCGTTATACGAAGGCTCTTGCCCGATCTATGGCACACACTAAGCAGGTTAAAGCGGCTGCTGTTTTAAATAATGCATTTAACTCAAGCTTCACTGGTGGAGATGGTGTGGAACTTTGTTCTTTATTACACCCACTTGGTGCTGGTGGTACATTTGCAAATGAACCATCAACTGCAGCTGATCTTAACGAAACATCGTTAGAGAATGCTTTAATTGATATCTCAACTTTTGTAGATGAGAGAAATATGATTATTGCCCTTCGTGGAGCAAAAATGGTAATTCCACCTCAGTTGCAATTTATTGCAGATCGTTTGCTAGAATCAACTTTACGTCCTAGCACAGCTGACAATGATATCAATGCAGTGAAAAATATGGGAATGGTCCCAGAGGGATATACTGTTAATCACTTTTTAACAGATCCTGATGCATTCTTCATTAAAACAGATGCTCCAAATGGCTTTAAACATTTTGAGCGTTCAGCTATGCGTACAAACATGGAAGCTGATTTCGATACAGGTAACATGCGGTTTAAAGCCCGTGAGCGTTATTCTTTCGGATTTAGTGACCCTCGTTGCGTATATGGTTCACCAGGAGCTTAATTGCTTTAGTATATTAATTAAAAGAGGCGGCTTTGGTCGCCTTTTTTTGTAACTTTAATTAGGAGAAAATTATGGATTGGATTACAGGAAGATTAAAAGAACCATCAAGCTACGGAGCTGCGGCTGTCGTAGGTGTTGGCTTAGGTATTTTGCTTACACTGCCAATATTAACTTGGGCAGGTATTATCTGCGCTATATTCGGATTGGTTCTTAAAGAAAAACCAAGCGAGTGATTGTATAAGTTACCCTCTTTCTTTTTATAAAAAAGTGGTGTAACATAAAACTACCTTGACAGCCGCATTCTGCGTCTGACATTTGCCACGACAAGGAGATAACATGGCTAATACAACATTTAACGGGCCAGTCCGTTCACAGAATGGTTTTGAAGACATTACTATTGCTGCTGTAACTGGAACAGAAACAACTAATTCAACATACGGAACAAACGCTTCTGTAGGCGGCGACCTTACGGTACTTGGGTCTATCTTGTCTGGTGGCGCGCACCCCACGCTGAACGGTCTAGCTGTAACGGCTAAAGCCACTGGCGCAACCATTTCCTATGTTGCTGGAATTAACGTCAACCCATTCACTGGCGGCGCACAGCAGATTACTACTCTGCCAGCGGCGACAGCGGGTGTTGTTGTTGTACACGCTCAGTCCGTAGACACTACTGGCGGAACTGCTTTCTTGAGCTTTGATTGCGCGGGTAGTGATGCTTATGAGACAGGGAGCGTTATAGAAAGCCGTGGAAGTAGCGCAGTTACGTTTGATGCGTCTACTGCGGGAGAAACTTTGTTGAAGTTCACTCCTGCTAACGCAACAACGAACTTGATGAGCATTGGCTCATATATCTACTTTACCTGCACAACAACGGGTCTGTGGAATGTTTCGTTTAACTTCCAGCATCTTGGCGCGGGTACTACTGGTGCTTTTGCTTTCGCAGCCTAATGTTTAATTTGGCGGGGTTAACGCCCCGCCTTTCTTATAGGAGATTAAAATGGTGTCAGATGTAATACCAGTCATTATTAGCGATGAAGTAGCTTTAGACGCAGACGGAATATCAGTAGCGGCTTCCGTTGGTAACAACGCAGCTCTAGTAATTGGTGGTGCTTTAGCTTCTGGTGGAAGTGTCACAAATGCTTCTGGAAGACAGGTAACAATTTTATCAGCAGGAAATGATTCTTCAAAATCATTTACTGTAGTTGGTACAGATGTAAATGGCAGTGCCTTAACTGAGTCTGTTACAGGGGCTAATGCTGGAACAGCAACAAGCTCTGGATACTTTAAAACAATTGCAAGTATAACAGCAGTTGGCAACCCAGCAGGAAATGTATCAGCAGGTATTAACAACAATGCTTTAGGTGTTATTTTTGCAGATAGATGTAGGCTTCAAGGTTTTTCAGTTACTTCTGGAGGTACAGCAGGAACTCTAAACATCAGGAATGAAGGTGGAACTGGCACAGAACTTGTACGAGCAAGAACAATAGGAACAGATAGTTCTTCTGAAGATCCGTTTATACCAAGTGATGGTATTTTATTTAAAGACGGTTGTTTTGTTACTTTTGTTGTTGGTACAGTTGATTTGATGATGTTTTACCACGCATAGGATTTAACATGGCTTCTAAAGGAGAAATGCCAAAGCGAAATAAGAAGAATTTTCGACCCACAAAAAGTGGTGCGGGAATGACTAAAGCAGGTGTGAAAGCTTATAGAAGAAAGAACCCTGGTAGCAAGTTAAAGACAGCAGTTACAGGAAAAGTAAAGGCTGGCAGTAAGGACGCGAAAAGGCGTAAGTCATATTGTGCTAGATCTGCTGGTCAAATGAAAGACTTTCCAAAAGCGGCTAAAGATCCTAATAGTCGTTTAAGACAGGCTCGAAAGAGATGGAAATGCAGATAATTGAAGGGAAGCTTAAACTATGACTGTATCTGGCTCTAAAAACTTTGAATTAGATGTAGCTGAATATATTGAAGAAGCCTTTGAGCGTTGCGGTTTAGAAGTTAGAACTGGTTATGATTTAAAAACAGCCAAAAGATCTATGAATCTTCTATTTGCAGATTGGGCCAACCGAGGCATTAACCAATGGACGATTGCACAAAGAAGTTTCACTGTCACAAGTAACGATGGTCAATATGATTTAAGCGCAGATGTAATAGATATCCTATCTTTAGTAATACAAAGAGATGGCACAGATTATTCTTTAGATCGAATAAGTAGGGACTCTTATTTAAATATTCCTACAAAATCTACTAAAAGTAGACCTACTCAATACTTTTTGGATAGGCAAATAACACCAAATCTAAAATTATGGCCTTTGCCAGATAATAGTACGGATGTCATATATTATGATGCCTTAATTCGTTTAGATGATGCAGATACATTTGTAGATACTATTCAGGTTCCTTTTAGATTTTATCCAGCTTTAGCAGCTGGCTTGGCTTATTATATAGCAGTTAAAAAGGCTCCTGATAGAATACCTTTATTAAAACCAATGTATGATGAAGAGTTAGGTAGAGCTATGGATGAAGACAGAGATAGATCTTCTTTTCAAGTCTCACCTCAATTAAGAAGTTATAGATATGTCTAAGTATGCTTCAGATAGATGGGCATACGGCATATCAGACCGTTCTGGCTTTAGGTACAGACTTAAAGATATGCGTAAAGAATGGACAGGTTTGCTTGTCGGAAAAGATGAATGGGAGTCTAAACAGCCTCAATTAGAACCAATTAAAACAAGACCAGATCCTCAAGCTTTAAGAAATCCAAGACCAGAACAGAATTTGGCTGAACAAAGAGCATTACAGTATGGGTTTAATCCTGTTGGTTTTTTAGATATACCAGGAATAACTCCAGACAATAATTTAGTTTCTATTAGTTCAATAGGAGAGGTTACGGTGACAACAACATGAGTTTTACATTTACAACATTAAGAGAAGCAGTAGAGAATTATACTCAAAACAATGAAACATCTTTTATTGCTAACATGGGTATTTTTGTAGAATTAGCTGAAGAACGTATTTTAAAATCAATTCAATTAAATGTTTTTAAGAAAAACGCAGCAGGTGCTATGACTTCAGGAAATCAATATTTAGCTATTCCTAGTGATTTTTTAGCACCTTTTTCTTTAAGTATTACAACCAGCACTGCTGACGTTGAGAATAGCAATACTTTTGAATTTCTTTCATTTAAAGATCTAGATTTTGTTGAAAGTTATAGCCCAAATCCAGCAACTACAGGCGTTCCAAGGTATTATGCCCAATTTGATGTTGACAACTTTCTTATTGGGCCAACTCCTAACGCTTCTTATGTTTCTACGTTAAGTTATTTTTATAGGCCAGCTAGTCTAAATGAAAGTCTTTTAACGCTAACAGTAGGAGCAACTGGTAGTTTTACCAACGGTGAAAAAATTACTGGAGGAACAAGTGGGGTAGTTTCTACTATTAAAGCTATTTTAAGCTCAACTACATTATCAATATTAGTTCCTTCTGGAACTTTTACTAATGGAGAGACTATTACTGGTACAACCAGTGGAGCAACAACTCCAGTAACTTCTACAGGTGCTGATGCAACTATTAGTTGGTTAAGCGAAAATGCTGAAATAGCGTTGCTATATGCAACTTTAGTAGAGGCAAGTGTTTATATGAAGGAAGAACAA